CGATAGCAGGGCAAGATGTGCGTTCTCTTGTAAGTATGTTAGACTATTTCGAAAGCATCTATTCGCCTGCAGCTTCATGCAACATCACGCTAAACGACGCGAGCGGTTTTCATAACAAAGCTCAACTCAAAGGTGGAACTGAAGAAGTGTCTATTGCTTTCGGTGGACGCGAAGGTAGCACAATTCGCATGAACTTCAAGGTTGGTAAAATTGGCGACAGAATGCGCGCCAAAGAAAACCAAGACATGTATATTATTACATGCGTCCCGCAGGAGTTCATTGAAAATAATCAGAAAGAAATAGTCAAGGCATACAAGGACAAGAAGTTGTCCGACATGACTAAAGACTGGCATGAAGAATATACTAAAGAATCAAACACGCTGAAGAAAGATCTCGTTACGAACGAAGAAAGCGAAGATAAGCAAAACTACTTCGGAACGGGACGCAGTCCAACAACAGCTATTCGTTGGGCTGCAAAAGAAGCTAAGTCAAAAGACGCGAAAGCATCAAACTATGTTTACTATCAGGATCGCGACGGATATCACTTCCGCACGATCGACAAGATGCTTTCCGAAGGTGTAAAATACACTCTTACTTACTCGCATCAAAATATTGGCGCAGCAGGAGGAGATGCTGCTAGAAAGATTATCTCATACGATCAGAAGAGCGATTTTGATAGCATGGATTCAAGTTACAATGGCGCAGATTCTGATCACTGGTACTACTTCGATCCGTCTGTAGGTAAAGTAGATGCAGTCAAAGAAGGCAAACGTGACGGAGCCGGCGATACTACGCATACAGGTTCTGCACAGCTGACTTCAAAGCAAAAGAGTGCGCGCGGCGAGCGTTTCAACTTTATCGTAGCGCCTGGACAAGGACAAAGTAAGTTCAGAGATTCGCGTGATAAGAAGATCAGCGAAAATAAAAGAAGCTTACCAGAGCACGGCGCAAAATCATCAGCTGCAATTCAGCTAGATAATTTAATAATCAATGTTCGTGTTCCTGGCGACACAAACTATAAACCCGGCATCAAAGTGAGACTAGATATTCCTGCGAATCAAGAAAGCAGTGAGCTTGATCCGCGTTCTGGTACGTTTCTAGTTACATCTGTAAGACATATCACATATAGAGATGAGAACGATTTGAAATACGAGTGCTTATTAGAATGTAAGAGTGATTCGCAAAACAAATCATCATCAGGTAATTCTGGAGTTACGAAGTAATGGCTGAGCCCGGTACAGTAATGGGACAGGACGGACTCAAGTGGTGGGTCGGTACTGTTGAAGATAGAGGTTCTGGTCAGTATTCTGGCGAAAAGGATAATCTGAAGCTCGGAAGAGTGAAGGTCAGAATACATGGTCAGCATACGGAAGACAAAGGACAACTTCCTACAAAAGATCTTCCGTGGTGCTATGTAATGAATTCAACTTCTTCTGCGTCTATCAGTGGCGTAGGAAGAAGCCCTACAGGAATTGTTGAAGGAACTAAAGTGTTTGGATTTTTCATGGATGGAGATGGCGGACAGTATCCAATAATCTTTGGAACGCTGCCACACATTCAGCAGAAAGGTGGATCGGGTCCTAATGCTCCAGGTTCTGGAGGTGGTTCGTAATGCCATCTATTGCAGTAAAACCTTTGCAAACAACCAACGCATCCCCTACATTAACGGGAACGGTTTCGTTTGAACGCTTTGATGCAAACAGAAATCCAAAAGAAACTATAGAAATTATCATAAATTATAAAACATATAAACTGTTTCAGCAAGTTGGCTTAGATGAATCTGTTTCTCCTAACGTATGGAAATTGCAATTTGATGAAACATTTTATCCAGGTACTTATGAAGTAGACGCAAGAGTCGTTGATGTTAATACAAAAAAAGTTCTTGCTTCAGACACTACAAATAATGAATTAACTATTTTGCCGCCGCCAGCTAATCAACCTAAGATGACTTTGCTGCAGAAAGTAGCATTAGTCAGCGCGCTGATGAACAGTGTCAACAAAGGTTTTGGTGGGCAAAACGGTATAGGTGGTAATCCTGCTGTTCATCCTACCATTGGTGACGATTCTTCTACTTCTTTGTTTGGTCGAGCAGATCAAGAACGTTCGGAAGATTCTTCCGTAAAAGACAAGAAAAAAAGAGCAGATGCAAATAAAAATGCAAGTCCGCCTAAAAAACACCCACTGACTTCAGTGTGTGGGTCAGACGTAGATTTCCAAGGATCAGAAAGTCAAGATTTTGAACCTGGAAACTTTGATCAATTCAAAGAACAAATGGGCGACACTATCTCTAGAGCGAATGAGGCTGTAAGAGATGCTCCAGATGAAGCAGCTGCTATGAATAGTCAGCAATACAGCACATCAACACCAACTACAGTGCTTGGATAAGGAATAGTTATGGCTAAACACGAAGAACAAAAACCTGGTGGTGATAGTTCAAAGTATCTAGGTAATCATGTGATCACGACTGAAGCAGGTCATGTGATTGAGGTAGATAACAGTCCGAATGATCGTAGAATACATATTTTTCATGCAAGCGGTACGTTTATTGAAATAAAAGATGACGGCGCTAGAATTTCTAAGATCGTTGCGAAAGATCAAGAATACAACGAAGACGGAAAAGATCAAAAGATCACAGGTCAATTTAATTTAACTGTTGATGGTGATGTGCTAATGCACGTTACTGGTTCGATGAAAACTGAAGTTAAAGGCGACTATGAGCTAGTTGTACATGGCGACTATAGAATCAAATCTGCTGGAAATCATTTACAAGAAACGGGCGGCGACGAGCGTGTTCAAGTCAACGGTAAAACTTCACATCGTTCAACAGGCGATCGAGAGCACATTACTGGCGGAAACAACGTGGAAAGCGTTGGAGGAAACAGTACTACGACAACGACCGGTGATTCAGTAAACATGACTGGTGGTAATGGTATGCTAGGGGCTGGTGGAGAACAATCGATTGTTGCTGGAGGCTCGATGGGATTGGGTGCGACTGCTATGGGAATAGCAGCGACAGGAAATATAAAAATGCAATCATCAACTATGAACTTGAACTCTACTGGAAATATGACTGCTGCAGCAGGCGGAAACTTTGCTGCAACTGCTACGAGAATTGATCTAAACTAAAATGAATCATAAATTCGTAATTCTTATAGGAACAGAACTTCATACGTATGAAAATTATGAAGACATTCCTGAGTCGTTTGATAATGTTATAGAGTTTAAACCATATGTTCCTGAAGGTCCGCACAATCATGAACAACATGAAGAAATTGAATTGTGGAATGATAAATTAAAAGAGCTGATGAAAAGGGAAAAACGATAATGCCAGCAGTAACTAGACAAGGTGATGCGGATGTTGCGCATTGTTCAGGCATGGTAAGAAGCGGTTGTTCTGGTGACGTATTCGTTAATGGTATTGGCGTAAGCAGACAAGGTGACAATAACACAACTCATCTTCTTCCAGGTTCTCCATGTCCTCCGCACGCAGCACCAATAACTACTGGTTCAACAAGTGTATTTGTTAATGGTAAAGGTTGTGGAAGAGTAGGCGACGGAATCTCTGGTTGCACTTCTGTTGCAGCAGGTTCTTCTAATGTGTTTGCAGGTGGATAATGGATCAAGTTACAATAGATTTTAAAATCAAAACATTATATCCTAATCCTATAAAAGGACAAACATATATTGTTGATTGTGTTCCAAAAGTTTATGCTGGAACAGATTCAGTCGTAGATATGTTTGATGATTTATCTCGTAAATTTCCTACAATGATAAATTATCAATATGTGAATGGGTACATTAACAATCCATTTGGCTACACACCTCCTGCATATAAAATCGACCCTAAAGTTACAGCAACATTGCTTGCTCTTAATGCTGCTGGCAAAATATCTCAAATCACAGGATTGGCTAGTTCATTTGTGCCACCTGGATTAGACGCACCAGTACAAGCAATCAAGAGTGTTGTTTCTACTTTTACAAATCAGATTCCTGGTCTTTCTGCAGCTGCTGGTGCTGCTTCAGATATTGCTTCTAACATAGCAAAAATAACTCAAATAAACACTCTTGTTAAAGCTTCTCTTGGAGGTCCAGCAAGTATTGTGTTCAAAGCAATAACTTCCAACTTTGGTATGCCGTCACTTGCTGCTGCAGCTGCAGGAATAAATCTTCAAGGAGAAGTTGCTAAACTAGCAGCAGCGGCAGCTAATCCAATCGCGTTCGCGGCTCAAGCAGCAGCCATAGCAACTGCATTTCCAATGATCAATACGAATATGATCGTTACAAAAATGTTAGCTTCAGCCGCAACAACAGGACGAGATCCTTGCACTGGATTACCAATCAGTAAGCCATTAAAAATTAATTCTATGATTCCGAATCTAGCACTGGCCGGCGGCGCGTTGGCTCTAAAATCTATACCGGGCAATACCCCTACCAGCGATGCTAAAAAACCGCAAAAGACTGCTAATCCGCCTAAACCTGTTAAAGCAGTACAGAAAAAGAATCTGTTCGCTGAAGCAGCTGCAGCGTCATCACTCTCAACATTAACACAACCACTATCTCAGTTCATGGGAATGATGGCTACAATTGCTCCACAGACTAGTCTTGTTGCCGCTGGTCCATCTGCAACTGCTTATGGGACACATAAATTAACTGGAACCGCAAACACTACAAATTGGGGATCCGGTGGATATGGGCGTGATAATTCTGCAGCTGAACAGGAAAGAAAACGTCTTGAACTTACTGCTAAAATTGCAAAACATACTGCAGAACTTGAAGCTATGACGGATTATAATAAACTCACTTCGATGAGCTACTCTGATCTAATTAAGAAATATCCAAGAATTACGCCTACAATGAGTGTAGCCGAAGCATTACAAATAATTGAAGAAACAGATGCAAAAGCTAAAGCCGCTAATACATCGAGTACTATGACCGCCTGAATACATTCATATTATAAAACGATTTTGCGAAGTTGTCAAGGGCTTTTTTGTAATAAATAGGAAAAAGGAATACTTATGAAAAAAAGAGTTCTGCCTTCTTCGCTGAAAAAGCTAGGTTATAAAGATTTCGATCTTTCGTTCAAGCGCCACCCAGTCACGGGAAAGCTCTTGATAAAGAAGGACGACGAAGCAGTTAAGCAAGCTGTAAAGAATGTCGTTCTTACGAATAGATATGAACGCCCATTTCATCCAGAGTTTGGCGGAGATATTCGTTCTAAATTGTTCGAGAACTTTACTTCTATTTCTAAGTCGGAATTAGAAAGCAGAATTAATATCGCGATCGGCAACTACGAACCTAGAGTTCAGCTAGTATCTGAACAGAATAAACCAACTGTTACAGTGCAGGAAGCTGTTGACAATAACACTCTGTACGTAACAGTTAGATTTAGAAATGTCGCAACACTTAACGATATCGACTTAGATATTAATCTTAACAAGGTTCGATAATGGCTGCTAATACAGATCTCATCGTAACAGGGCTCGATTTCGACGTCATCAGAGCTAACTTACGAACATACATTTCCCAGAAGCCAGAGTTTACTGACTACGATTTCAATGATTCTGCTCTTGGAACGTTGCTCGACTTGCTCGCATACAATACGTATTACAATGCGATCTATGCGAATATGGCAACAAACGAAGGATTTCTTGACACAGCGCAGTTGTATGACAGC